CGCGGCGGGCGAGGTGCGGGCATGTTGACCTGTGGGGTTGGAGCTACGGAATGAACGACTCGATGACCGAGCCATCGGAGCGCAGTAGCGAGGCCGTCAGAGAGGCGTCTGCGTCGTCGCTGATGTTGCGGACGCGCTGCTCACGAACGACGTAGGAGAACTCAATGGCCGGATAGGCCAGCGGCTTTGCGCCCTCGCGTTGGATCTTGAGGTAGCGCCAGGCCGCTTGTTTCAGCGGCCAGACGCGCATGGCGCCGAGGGCCGGAAGGAGCAGAGTGCCGCGGCCGACGAAGGCGCCTGTGCCGACGGTGATGGTTCCAGCCGTCCCCGTCTGCGCGTCGACTGCGACGCTCGTGACGGCGGTGTAGCCGTTGGCTGACGCGAACGTCTCGGCGCCCGTCAGGATGACGAAGATTTCGCTCTGCGCGAAGCCGAGGACGTCGAGGCCCGACAACGTAATCGTCGAGCCGACGGTGAATGAACCAGCCGTGCCGCCAAGTGCGATGGTGATGCCGCGCGCGGGGCCGATGACTGCCGGGCCGATGCTGCCGTCGAGGCCCGCGCCCGCGTAGGTGTACTGCGACGTGAGCGTCGCCTTCGTGAGCAGGATGCTGCTCGGAAGCGCGGCGACGTCGAGGGCCTTCGGGTCTTGGTCGAGCGGCTTCTGGTAGGCCGGGTGGCGCGTCAGGTAGACGGCCTCGTCCACGACCTTCGCCAGGCCGTTGATAATCGGCTTGTACGGTCCTGAGCGCGCCTGCGGTTGCTCAGGCGGAACCCAGAGGAAGGTCCACGCGTCTTCCGTGACGCGGAAGCCGTCAGTGTAGTCGTAGCCGGCGACGTTCGGCTTGCGGTAGCCGTAGAGCGCGCCGCCCTTGCGGTCGTTGAAGAAGCCGCCGCCCGCGTCTTCCGGATTGTACGGAAAGACGAATCCGATGGGGTCTTGAGCCGGAGCGCGCTTGTGCCAGGCGTCGGAGAGCTCGGCGTTGACCACCGCCTTGAGGAAGGCGAGCATCGTGTCGAGGCCGGGGTCGGAGACCGCGGAGAGCGCGGCGACGTTCGGGTCGGGGCCGTCGGTTGGCGCGAGGACCGGCAGCTCAATCGCGCCGTACGTGTCGGCCATGGCTCAGCCCTTCAAGCGCGCTTGAATGTCTCCGACGACCTTGCTCTCAATCGTCGCCGTCGCAATCTCGGCCGCGTGCTCCGCCGCCGGCTGCATGAACGGCTGTGCCGAGGTGCCGGGGTGCTGCACGCGCTGCGCGAATCGGTCTTGCCCGCCCGACACCCAGTGCAGGACCTTGGCGTTGACCGCCGCGATCTCGTGGGCTGCGGTGGCCACTTCCACGAAGCTCGCGTAATCGGCCGTCGCGACCAACGCGTCGCCCTCGTGCGCGATTGACGCCGTGAGGTTGCCGGTCTGGTCCTTGTAGGGGTGCTGCGAGCGCGCGAAGCTTGCGCCCGCGTCCAGGCCCGTCGAGATGGCCTCGGCCGTGCCGGTCTCGAGGATACCGTCGGCGTCCGACATGGCGGCCTGGAGCTCGGAGAGGTCCCAGTCGATCGAGAAGGACACTAAAAGTCGCCCCGCGTCGTCGTGCCGTCGATCTGGTCGATGACGACACGCGGCCCCGCCGAGTACACGACGCCGCCGATGTTGCCGGGCTTCGTCTTCTCGTCGGGCAACTGCTGCAAGCCCTCGGAGATGCGCAGGAGCATGGCCTCGACGCGCTTGCGGCGCGCGTCAGCCTGACCGCTGCGAACGAGCTCCGCGTGGCGCTCGAAGGCGTAGGCGCCAAAGAGCTCCAGGCAGCACGTCTTCGCGAGCCTGTCCGTCGTGGTGACGAGAGGAACGGTGCGCGTTCCCTTGTTCCACGACTCGAACTGCCCCTCGGCGAGATCGATCGTCAGGAGCACGCCGGGAGACGTGCTCGCGTCGAAGACGCCTGGCCCGAGGTTCGTGTCGTCGAAGATTTCGCGGATAATAGCGGGGGACAGGTAGTTCTCGACGTCCGTGCCGTCGATGTACGTCCCCATACTGGTCAGTCCGCAAGCTCGATGAGGTTCGCCTTGAGCGCGCCCTTCGCGTCGTCCTCGTGGAGCTTCACGAACTCGCCAAGGCGATACGTGGTGAGCTCGCGCCGGCCCGTTGCCTGGTCGAGCACGTCGCCGTGCGGGACGACCACGTTGCCGTGGACCACCTTGTAGCGGCGCTCCACGGACTTGGTGGCTTGCTGAGCCTGAGGCTTGTTGTCGCTCATGGGTTGGCTCACTGGATGGCGTTGTGGATCAGGCCGCCGGCGAACTTCGACGTCATGACCTCGGCGTCGTGGTGGACGACGACGATCTTCATGCCGCCCATGCTGCCGCGGTTCTGCGTGAAGAACTGGCGCACGACCCAGCCGTTCGTGCTGGCGCCGTCCTTCGGGTTCGAGACGTTCCAGCGGAACGTGTAGGCCGTCGCCACGTCGTCCTGCGACGTCGGCGGCATCTCTTCCGGCTGACGGATGAGCACGACGTCGTTGCCCCACACATACGTGGGAGCCACGGAGTCGGCGCCCGTGATGTACTTCATGCGGCCGATGACGAAGGGCGGGAGCTCCAGGATCGACGCCATCTGCGTGGCGTTCGGAAGCGGGGCCGCGCCCGCCTTGTACTGGATGAACTTCTGCACCTGGCTGTTGCGCTGGAACTCGTGGAAGGCGAGCTCGCTCAGGCCGATCGCGGTGACGCCACCGAACGATGCCTCGATTGCGTTGTGGAGGTTCTTCACGGGGTCGCTCGAAGCGCCGCCGTTCCACTTCGCGCCCGCTGTCACCGTGATTACTTGCGCGCTGTTCCAGCTACCGGTCGTCTGGAGAAGCGTCGCAACGCGAATCTCGCGCTCGATGATGAGCGCGTTCATGACGCGCTTGCTCGTCGCCTGAAGGACCCTCAGGGGGACGTCCGCGTTCGCCTCGATCTGCGTCGACACCCAGCCACCGAGCGCGCGTTCCTTGGCCGAGTATTGCGCGTTGCCGAGGCGAGGCGAAATCTCGCCGACCTCACCGCCGGGAGCTCCGGCGAGAGGAAGAGCGCGCTGGTAGGCGTCTTCCTTGGTGTACTGGAAGAAGTTGTCGACCTGCTTCGGCGCGAGGATGCACGGCGCCATTTGGTCGGCGATCGGCGGCTCGTTGCGATAGCCGCTCGCGAAGTTCGGCATGGCTGCCGGGATGTGGACGTCGGCCTGACCGAGATCCATCAGCACGGGGGCACTGCCCTCGTTCCGAGCCGACATGAGATACGCCATGTGCTTGGCGCGCTCACGCTGCTCGGGCCCGTTCTGAGCCATCGAGTAGCACGCGACCGCATCGGCCTCGGTCGAGATGTAGTCGGCGAGAATCTGCGTCTTCTCGTCGTCCGCCGGCGTCATCTTGTCGACCTGATTGCCGTGGGCGTCGTAGATGCGACCGTCGCTGAGGTCGAGCTTGAGGTTCGGACCGATCGCGTTGCCGGAGTTGTCCGTGTCGCGGTAGTCCACGAGATGAGTGCTCATCGTCTTTGGTCTTTCTTGTTGAGCGGTCAGTCGTGGCTCACTGGCCCTTGCCGCAGAGTTGGAGGAGGATCAGGACGTCTTCACCGTCGGCCGCCGTCGAGACGGCCAGGCCCATCATCGGGTCGCCGGTGTCGAGCGTTTCGACCTGGCCCTCGTGGCCAGACGCGTCTTCGATGTTGACCGCCTGTCCAACCGTCACGGCGCCGGAGGCGACGCACTTAACGAGGCCCTGCGTCCGCATGCGGGCAGCCGTGCCGCCCGCCTTCGCGGTCTCCATGAGCACGCCACAGCAGTATTGCGACGCGCTGTTCGTGGTCGGGAGCTTGACGCCGATACCGTCGTTGGCGGTGGCGCTCTGGATGTAGTTGGTCGTGTCGATGACGACGGCGGTGAACGCCGGGATGTCAGTGACACCGTAGTTGACGACGGGGATGTCCGACGGAAGCGGGGTGTTTGCGAATTGCCAGGTGACGGCCATGGTGGTTCCTCGATGTGAAGGCGCACCAGTCCGCTCGCGTTAGGCTCCCATGAGCCCGACGACGCAGACGCCGACGGTGCCTGTTCGTGTTCTTGTGGTTGGACTCAGGCGCTCTTGCGGACTGCGGCGAAGACCTTCTCGGCCTCGAGCTGGGCCAGGCCGAGCGGGATCTTCTTCTCGACCGCGATCTTCTGGGCGAGCTGGCGGAACGAGAGGGTGGGGGACGTGCCGCTCTTGCCGCCGCTTGCGCCGCTGCCATCGTTCTTCAAGACGACCGGCGTGATCTGGCGGAGCATGTGGCGTTGATCCGGCGCGACACGCGGATAGAGCTTCTCGAACTCGCCGGGGTTGGTGGCGAGGAAGCTCGCCATCATCGGCCGGTGCGCGTCCGTGAGCTTCTGCGTGTCCTTGTGCGTGACGAAAGCCTCGTCGACGCGAGCCGCCTTCGTCTCCGCGTCGCGCCTCGTCTCCGCTTCCTTGAGCTGCACGACCTGCGTCTCGAGCGCGGCGTTCTTCGCCTCGGCGCTCGTGAGCTTCAGCGTGAGCTCCGCCTTCTCCGACTCGTAGCGACTCGTGAGCGTGGCGAGCTTCTCTTCCGTATCCTTCAGGCGTGCGATGAATTCGGCCGACATGGTGTCTGCTCCTTCGGTGGATGGCGCCGTGTCGGCAGCCGTCATGGTCTCGTCTCCGCCGTCCCCGTCGGCGTTATCGACGGATACGCCAGCGTGGTAGACGGCCTCGTGCCGCTCGATGGCGGCGTCGATCATCTCTTGAACCGCGTCGAGCAACTCATCGACGTCGGCATTCGCCGGCATGCTCATGAGCGAGCACAGGCCGGACGTGTACATGCCGAGGTCCACGCCCTGGTGCATCGCGTGCGCGTGCGGAGCGGTTGAGTAGAGCTCGGAGAGGCGGGCGAGCTCGTCGCTGCACTCCCGCATTGAAGCGGTGGGTGACAGCTTCAGTGCCATGCGAAGCTTCGGGGCGAAGTCGTTGTAGTTCGCGACCTTCATGCCGGGCTTGTCTCCAGCGGCGACGCTCGTCGCGGCGAATCCGTCGCTTGCGGCGAGAGGCGCCATATGAACTAGGAAAGGACCGTTCGTGATTGCTCCAGAGGTGAGCCTCGCGCCAACGGGTTGCCCGGTCACGCGGTCCTTCGAGTTGAATCGAATCGCCGGCGAGAAGTACTTGTACTTGTTCGCCTTAATGTATCCGCGCGCTGGCTCGAGCCACTCGACCAGGCCGTACAGGTTGCCACCTTCGACTTTGAGATCGTGAATCCAGCCCTGTGCGGGCGCACCGGATTCGGGGATGGTGCCTTCGGTGGGCTCCATCTCACTCGCATGCTCGAAGTCGATCTGAACGGGCTTGCCGTCGGCCTTGAAGTTACGGATGATCTCGTCGAACACCTTGGCGTCGAGCTGGAACGGGCCGGACCCGTGACCACGGAACGTTCCCGGCTTCGCGATCTGGTTCCAGATGAGCTTGGGGCCAGAGTCGAGAAGAAGCGCGGCGTCGATCTCGCTCGAGTCGCCGACCAGTACGTCGTCGCGCAGGTGTCGAACTTCGATCTTGTGGCCGTCCGGGTGCGTGATGGTCATCTCGAGCGGGCGACGGCGCGCAGGTCGCGTGTAGCTTCCAGCGCCCGGCACGTGCACGTCGCCGACGCCAAGATCCATGTTGTATTGGCTCTTGATGCCGAAGCGCTTGGCCGCAGCTGCAATTGCCTTCTTCGCCTTCGCGTAGTCGGAGGGCGAGACGTCGCCGCTCTTCTTCGCTGCCTCCAATCGAGCGGCCGCGTTCCGTACGTGGCTTGCGTTCTCGATGGGGTACTTGCGCTGCTCGGGCAAAGCGAACTTGCCCGCTGGCAAGGCCTTCCGCGCCTTCGTGCTGATCTCGGCCATGGTGAATGTCCTTCGCCGCAGCCGACTAGACCTTGGCCGCGAACTCGATCCAGCATCCACACAGGAGCAAGTCGTCCGTGCCGAGCGTGCCGTCGGTCGGCTTCAGCGAGATGCTGATGCGCCCAGGCGGGCCGGAGAACGTGTTCTGCGGGATGGCGAGGGTGAGCTTCGAGACCGTCTTTGCCGTTGCCGTAGGCGACGCGATTGCCGTGCTCGTGCCAGAGAAGCTCGGACCCGCGGTCTCGAGGGAACCAGCTACCTGCTCGAACATCGTGACCGTGAACGTGGTCGCATCGGCGGCCGTTGCGCCCGTCTTGCTGACCATGAGCACCAGCGTTGCCGGGGCCGTTGTGTCGAAGTCGACCGGCAAGTCGCGCTCGGACCAGATCGCCGTCTGTGTGGCGAAATTGTTCCACCTAATGCCGACGGCCTTGGAGTTGTTCAAGGTCACGCCGGGGGACGAGGAACCAGCCTGGTTGCCCCAAGCGGCCATCGGCGTACCGGCCGCGAGCACGGCGGCCTTGAGGTCGATCGCCATGATCGGCGTACCGGCCTTCTTGGTGTATTCGAGCCAGAACCCGTTACACACGCCGTCGTCGGTTCCGAGCGTGGCATCCGTCGGCTTGATGCTGACCGACACGCGGTGCGGGCCTGCGGTGAAGGTGTTCGCGGGGAGCCCCAGCGTCAGCTTCGAAACCGTCTTGGCAGTCGCCGTACCGGTCAGCGCACTCGTGGTGCCGCCGAGGTTCGTCGTTGCGTCTTCTGCGGCGCCCGCAACCTGCTCGTAGAGGCCCACGTCGAACGTAGTCGCGTCACCACCTGTCGCGCCAGACTTGGACGCGAGCACGACAGCCACCGAAGGCTGCGTGACATCCATGTCGCCAGGCAGTTCGAACGAGCTCCAGATCGCCGTCTGCGTGGCCTGATTGTTCCACCTGATGCCGACGGCCTTGGAGTTGTCGAGGGTGACACCAGGCGAAGAGGAACCAGCTTGGTTCCCGAATGCCGCCATCGGCGTGCCAGCGGCCAGAATCGCCGCGCGCAGGTCGATCTGGACACGCGGGGCCGCGGGCCGGCGCGTGAAGGTAAGGAACGCGCCGTTGATGATGATGTCGTCGGTCGCGAGCGTGCCGCTCGGCGTGATCGAAATCGTGAGCGTCGCGGGAGGCGTCGGCGGCAGGTAGACGACGGCCTGAAGCTGCGTGACCGTGAGTGCCGTGAGCGCAGCCTGGGCGCTCGTGAGTGCCGTGGAGATGGCGCCTCGGTTGCCGTCCGCGTCCTCGAGTGCGCCGACGGTCTGCGCGTACGCAGCGACCGTGATTGACGCCACGTCGGTGGCCGTTGCGCCGCTCTTGGAAACCAAGAACGTCGCCAGCACGGGGAACGTAGGGTCGAGGTCCAGCGGAAGAGCGACCGCGGTCCAAACCGTGGTGAGCGTGCCGCCCTTCCAGCGCACACCAACCGCTTTGGAGTTGTCGAGCGTGATGCCGGGCGTCGAACCTGCGTAGGCGCCGAGGGGAGTGCCCGCGACGAGGATGGCGCCCTTCATGTCGATCGGCACCGTCAGCACGGCCGCGATCGCGCCGATGTCGGCCTTGGCGGCCGTCATGTTCGTGCAATAGTCCTGCGTAAGCGCAGCAGGGTTGTTGCCGAGGATCTCGCGGTTGGGCGTGGTAATCGTCGAGGCCATGAGTTGTTCCTTCGAAGCCGCTACTCGGCGGCGAGTGGGTCTTCGGTGCCGTCCTCGTTCGGGTCGGCGGTGACGTCGTTGGCGGGCGGCTCTTGAGGCGCCGCGCCGTTCAGCTGCTGTCCGGGTTGCTGCCCAGGAAGCGCAACGGCAGCGGGCTCCGGCTCCTCGCCGGCAGCGTCGTGCCAGTCGGCGAGCTTGATCGGCACCATGGGCCGCGCCTTCTCGTCGTCGGGATCGATGCCAGGCAGGCCAAGCCGCTCAGGCATGGCGTTCGCGTCGATCGGGATGTTGAAGGCTGCTGCCTTGGTCGCGAGCTCCAGAATCGCGCTCGGAGCAGGCTGCTCGTCCACGTGAACGCGGATGATGGGAGTCAGGCGCTCAAGGCCTGCGTAGTTGAGGTGCGTCCACGGGACGGCCATGCCGTCGCGGAGGCTCTGTCCGAGGCCCGAGGCGTCGTAGCGGTAGAGCTCTTTCGAACCCTCTTTGCGCGTCTCGACGGCAGCGCGCGAGCCGTTCGGGCCGGCCTTCGTGGTGTCCGCTTGGCCGAGCGCGGCAATAGCGATCTGCGTGTCGACGAATGCCATGTAAGGCAGGTGCGCGACGCCGCCCTGGCCTGAACTGAAGCCCGGCCCCTGAAGGTCTAGCTTCACGCTGTCGGGCAGGTTCGCGTAGGCGAGACCGCCAGCGCCAAGGCCCCGAAGGGCTCGGTCTGCAATCGCGATATCGTCGTCGTCGGCGACGCGCGGGTGGCCGTCCTTGCCAGTCGAGTAGTACGATGTGGCCCACGGCTTCGCGAAGCGCTCGATGTATTCGGCGGCTCCACGGGCAGCCATACCCTTCAAGACCAGCCAGAAGCCGATCTCGCGACCGAGGCCTTCGCGCGTGGGGTAGTCACCGCGCAAGTTGGCGTGGTGCAAGATGAACTTGCCGGGGTAGTCGTCGATGCGGACGCCGAGCCCGACCAGGTTCGAAGTCTGCGACGGCGGTCCCCAGTAGGAGACCGTGCCCAGGTCCCAGATGTGGGCGTCCCAGCTCGACGGGTCCGGGTAGGCGAGGCGCCGACTGTGGACGCTCTCGAGAGAGTCGATCGTCCAGCCGTCGGCCGTGCGCGACCACATGACCTCGGCGCACGAGAGGCCGTAGAAGACGCCCCACTGGAGCGCTGCAAGAGCCTGGGTGCGGCGGGGGATGTCGTCGAGCTGCCGCTGGAAGCGCTCGGCGATTTCCTTCGCCATGTCGTCGTCGGGCGAGTCCGGCTCGCACTCGACGGGGACGACTTCGAGACGCCCACCGGCAACGGTGAGCACACGCTGCGAGACAACGGCGAACCCGTGAGGGTCCCGCTCGATGAGCTCGTTCAGCGCGTCGACGTACTGCTGTCGGTAGCCGTAGGTCGCGTTCCTGTAGACGTTCGACAGGTACGCAAGGGTGACGTTCGAGCCGAGGACGAACGGCACCTTGTCCACCAGCGGTGGAGGTGCGACCGGGTTCCGGTTCGCAACGACTGGCTCGATGCGCTTCAGCGCCTCGGCGTTCTGCGCCGGTGCCGGCTTCGCTCGGGTACGCTTCGCCATCCGGTGGCCTCGTCAGGTGGCCGCGGTTGGGCGACGTGTGGAAGGGTTTGCTGCCTGTCGCGAACACGCGAGGGAGGGACGCGCGGACGACTGCGGCCGGCAGCGGGCCGGCAGCGGGCCGGGTGCGAAGTGAGGCGCTGAAACGCGAAAGCCAACCGGGCGGGTTGGCTATCAGGTGCGTGCAGACTGCGGGGGCTCGTCTGGACGCGCGTAGAAGGTAACTCGGCATCGACGGTAATCGACACCGGCGATCGGTAATCGACAGAGGAACGCTAGGCGTCTTTTGCAGCAGAACGTCGAGGCCGTCGGGAGAAGACGGGAACCGACGGGCGCTGCTCTTCCAGCTCGGCTAGACGCGCTTGCAGTCGGCGCAGTTGCACGACGTCCTGCCCTGAGCGGTCCTGCCTGAGTACCCAGGCCTCGATCGCCGACGCGTGGGCGTACCACCCGAGGTGGCCGCGGCGCACGGGCAGCGGGTCGATCGTCCGGTTCATGTACGCGCGCGCCGTCTTCTCGTCGACTTCGATGGCGCGCGCGATTTCCTTCCAACCCTCAAGGATGCCGGGACGCGGGCTCACTTGTCTACCCAGGCGCGGATTGGGTCCACGTGTCGTGCGACGCGGGACATGCGAACGCCACGTGGCCTCGGCTCAGAGGTCATGAACGGTTCCACGCCTGCGGCGTCGGCGAATGCGGACACGGCGCCGCGCGCCAACTGCGACGCCGCCGCGTGTACCGTGTCGAGTTGCTTGTCGCCCGTCTTGCCGCACAGCGCGAATAGGTAGGCGCCAATCGTATCGAGCCGGCGAGCGGCCCACTCGGGGTCACGCACCTCGAAGTGCTCCTCGGGCCATCCGTCGTCGTCGGCCTTCACTACGCGCACAATCGTCGGCCTGACGTATCGGGTGGAGGGCACCTCCGTCGTGGCTCGCTTCTTCTCGCGGTCACGCTCGAAGCCCCTCCGCAGTGGCTCGGTCAGGAGCGCCACGCCGACGAGCTCGCCGAGGGCCATGGTAACCTTCGTCCCGGCGCCCTTGCCGAATACGTCGTCGAGCAAGTGCTGCCAGTCATGCATCCCGAACCACGCGTCGAGTACCGTTTCGTGCTCGGAGCCAACGGCGAGGAGCAGCGAGCGGACCATGCGCGCTTTGGAGACGGAAGTCTCCGCGTTGGGGCCGAGCCGGTGTCGCCGCACGATCGCGCGCTCCCGGTCCGAACTGCTCGACCAGCCACCCAGCGCGGCGTCGACCAGGACGCCGAAGCTTGAGCGCATGCCGAGCTCGCTCTCAGCGCTGAAGAAGTACTCGGTGAGCATTCGCCGCACATCTGGCGATACCTGAAACGTTGCCGTTGCCATCCTGTCCTCCTTGCCGAGACCCGCCCGGCAAAAACAACCGTTACTCCGTTTCGAATACCTCGAACGTGGACCCTGCCGGCATGAGCACGACCGTTGCGTCGGGATGCTTGCGCGTCAGCTCCACGGCGAGCTTGTGCGCGTCGGCCCAGCACTCAGAGTCTGCGAAGTCCGGCATGTTGAGCACGAGGATCTTCCCGTCCTTCATGTCGTGCATGGTCCCGTCGTCGGTCGCTTGGCCCTCGGTCTTGATGAGCTTGAGCTTACGCATCCTGTTCTCCTCGCCGAGACCCGCCCGGCAGCGTCAGTAGTCCAGTCCCAAGTCTTGGCAGAAGATGTCGCCCTTCTTCGTCGGTGGCGGCTTCCCGATCTTCTCCGCCGCCTGCCAAACGGCCAGCACCACGGCAGCCAGAATGTCGCCGTGCGATTGCCCCTGCTTCGGAAGCTGAATCTGAATCACGCCCCCCGGCGCAGCTCGAGCCTTCACGCCGCGCAGTTGGTTGATGAGCCGCGGGTCGTCGGGAAGCTCGCACTTGCCCTCGGACATGAGCGTCCGCATGAGCGTGAACCACTCCGCCTTCGCGGCGGCCGTCGGCTGCACCTCGTCGTAGCTCACGGCCCACTTCTCCGTCTCGGACCAGCGGCGAAGCTCGTCGTGTGCGGTGTCGGCGTAGTACATGTCGCCCTGCATCATGTGGCAGTTGTAGCTCCGGCACGTCGAGGCGAAGCGCTGGACGACCTCGGAGGGCTTCAGCGGAGAGCCGGAGGGCGGGACGAGCTCGTCGTACATGGCGACGCGGACGCGGCCGTCCTCAACGCGGGCCATGGCGAGGGCGCT